AACCAAGTAACAGAAAAAAAGAATGGTGCATTAGCTGCATTTGATATGGAAGCTGACGCACAACAAGGAGCCCAAAATATTTCGCAAGAAGATCTCGCGTTACCATTCTTAAAGATTTTGGGACAACTATCTCCAGAGGTAAACAAAAGAGATGGTAAATATGTCGAGGGCGCGGAACCAGGCAAAATCATAAACACTGTCACTAATGAATTATTTGATAAGGTAAGTGTAATACCTTGTCATTATAAAAGACAGTATATCGAATGGCAGGACAGAGGTACCAGTAGTGGTGCACCTGTTGCGATACACGAGGCAGATAGTGACATTGTGAGTAAAACAACTAGAGGTAAAGATTATAAAGATAGATTACCAAACGGGAACTATCTTGATAATACCGCTAATCATTTTGTACTTGTTGTTGGTAAAAATCCACAAACAGCACTGATATCTATGAAGTCTACTCAATTAAAAGTTAGTAGAAAATGGAACTCAATGATGATGGGTTTGAAACTGCAAGGTAAAAATGGTTTGTTTACTCCGCCAACTTACAGCCACATTTATAATCTATCAACCGTTCAGATGTCTAACGACAAAGGAACTTGGTTTGGTTGGGATGTAGAAAAGGTAGGACCAGTCGCAGATAAAGCTATCTATGACATGGCAAAATCTTTTGCATTAAGTGTGGGTAAAGGTGAGATAGAAGCTAAACCTGAGTCTCAAGAGAAAACAAACCAATCTCTAAATTTATAATATCCTAGGTAGTGGGCGTCTAAGCGAGAGTGGAAACGCCCACTTTTAATTTATGAATGATGAGATAATTAAAAAACCGATTACATATGAGGACTGGCTAGACCTGGGTCACGTGATAGTACCCACTGATCAAAAAAAATCTAGGGTCAGTTGGAAGGCAGAAGATTTTAGTTTAACGAAAGAAGAATGGAAAAACAATCACTCAAAAGCACAGATAGCATTAAGATTAGATAAGCACATAGATTTAGATATAGACAACTTTGTTGTAAGAAGATTTACACGACATTATTTAAAAGACTGCGGAGCAAGTTACGGAAGAAAAAATAACCCTAACAGTCATTACCTTTGGACAGGCTCCTGTAAATTTATACAATACATATTACCAATTTGTTTTGAAAGAAACTTTAAAAAATATCCTCATGGTGCAACTCTTTGCGAGTTAAGAAGTGGTAAAGAAAGATATACTGTTGTTCCTGAGTCTCCGTATGATGATAATGGAGAAATAGTTAAGTGGGATAAATATACTAACATACATGACTACATTGGCAACATAGAGGTCGATGTAGGTAAGATAGCTTTATCAACAGCTCTTACAATAATATACCCGCCTTCTGGAGTTAGAGATGTTTACTGCACTGCGATAGCAGGGGTGCTAATAAAAAATACAGACTGGACTGATGATGAGATAGATCTTTTTGTTCACAGAATAGCAATAGAGGCTAACGACACTGAGTGTGACAAAAGAAATAAAAAGGGAACCACAGCGAGAAAAGCAAATAAAATGTATGGGATTCCAAGATTAGCTGAGGTTTTAAAGGTAAGTAAAAAAGATGTAGCAGATTTATTTAAATGGATAGGTGTTTCTCAAAACGGAGAAGAAATTTCTGCAATGGATGAACACATAGGTGATATTGTAGAATATGGAAGTGATAGATATTTTGTAACTATATATGCAGTTGAGGAAGACAAGAAAGTAGAAAAACCTGTGACAGTGAAAGGACCTGAACTTATGAAAAAAAATTTATTTTATGATGAGGTGATGAGACAGGTGGCTGTATTTTTACCGTACATGAAAGAAGCAAAATTTATAGAGATGATGAAAGCAAAGTTTGAAGCTAGGACTAAAGCTCTTGATTATGATCCAGAGTCAAGTGAGGATGTAAGATTCATAGGATGGTTTGATTCTTTTATAGAAAAAAATAAAGCTTATTCAGATAAAAAAGAACTTGCAAACTTTGACTTACCTTATTTTAATTTAAAAAATAATAGTTTGGAATTTAATTTAAATAAATTTGATCAATTTCTCCAAGATAAAAGAATTAATCTGGCAAGAGTGGACCTTGTATTAAAATGTAAACGTATATTAAAAGCTAAAAAATACAGGGGTAAACATGACGGTAAATCTTGCACATCTTATAGAATAGAAAAATATAATATGAATAAAGATAATTTAATTATAGAAGGAGAAGCACAAGAAATAACAGAAAGGATAACTGATGAAACCTAAATTTGTATCTGGTCCTCCAGGAACTGGAAAAACACACGTGTTCTTAACAAAAAAATATCAAGAACTTTTACAGAAATATGATCCAGAAAAGATAATTATGTTGTCTCATACTAACGTGGCTGCTGACGAATTAAAACAAGCCGTATTAGATTTACCGGAAATAAAAGAAAAGGGTCTGAAGAAAAAATTCTTTAAGTATAAAATTTGTACGATACATGCTTTTTGCAGAAGTAAATTATTAAAAAAAGAATTGGTGGACTACGCTGACTATCTTAATTTATGTAGATTAAACTCTGGCTTTAAACGTCAAAGAGTTTCTCAATCAGAGTTTGAAAACGATAAGCATAAGTTTTTTAAATTTTTAAACGATGCTTTTGGCACTGGTAAAACAATAAAAGAATATTGGTTTACTTTAAAAACAACAAGTTCTAACTACTACCCTTATAATAATTTTACAATTCTTAGTGAGATGAAAGAAGTGTATGATGAATATAAACACAAGAATCAAGTTTGTGATTATAACGATATGATACATGAGTTTAATGAACACGCTGTTGCTCCCGATATTGATGTTCTAATTGTAGATGAAGCTCAGGACAGTAATGTTCCTCAAATAAAAGCATTAAAAAAAATGTCTGAAAATGTAAAAGAATATTACATGGTAGGAGACGCAGACCAAACTATATTCGAGTTTGCAGGAGCAGACGCAGAATACTTTCATGAACTTTCTAAAGACGCTGAACAATTAGAGCAAGGTTTAAGATGTGGACAAACAATAAATAATTTATGTAAAGAAATAATAAAACCAATATGGGATCACTATGGTTATAGTCGTGTATGGAAACCTGTTGAGAACATTATCGGTAACCATTATTATTTACCAAGTTTAACCACAAACTGTTCAGCAATGGAAACTTTGTTGGACAAGATAAAAAATACCAAAGAAACTTTTTTATTTACATATAGAGGAGTGCCTTCAGGTAAATGGGTTAGATCTTTTTTACTATATCATGGTTTAGAGTTTGCACACGTTGGTCTTAGCCCTTACGTTTCAAAAAAAGAAATAAGATGTCATAAATTTTGGCCAGACTTTGTACAAGGAATACCGATGTCTTTAAAACAAATAAAAGAGTTTTGGTATTACATGGGCTCTAAGGTAATAGTAAGAGGTAAAGGAGAAGCTACATTTGAAGACTGGATAAATAAAGACTATACTATTTTTGAATTAATAAATAAAAATTATTTAAAACCAGAAAGCATTGATTTTAGAGATTTTTATCACACCAGAATAAAATCAAAAACGGATGTAGAAAAAATTAAATACATAAATAATTTAATAAGACAAGGAGTGGACACTGATGGAGAGACAAGAGTGCACTATGCAAACATTCACACAGTAAAAGGTTTAACCTATGATAATGTGATTGTTGATTTAACTTGCACCAGACCAGAAGATTATTTTACTCAGCTGCGTTTAAAATATGTGGCCTATAGTAGAGGTAGAATAGACTGTTGGACAATTGCATCACAAGATAGATACACGTTAGGAGAATAATGAAAAAGAAAAATGTTTGGGACAAACAGCACGGTGGGAATCACTATCAAAAGTATAAGATTCAGCCGAGCAAGTTTGTAGTTGAGAATAAGTTGCTATATCCTGAAGGTAATGCTATAAAATATATTATACGTCATCAAGACAAGAACGGTAAGGAAGATTTATTGAAAGCAATACATTTTATCGAGATGATTATAGAAAGAGATTATAATGTGTAACACACCAGAAGATTTAAATCTTAATGGAGTTGATACCATAGCTGTTGATATAGAAACTTATGATCCTAATCTTAAATCAAAAGGATCAGGCGCAATACGAGGAGAGGGTTTTATATGTGGTGTAGCTGTCGCTACAGTAAATGATATAGCTTATTTTCCATTAAGACATGCAGACACTGACCTGTCATTAGATAAACAATTAAAGTTGTGGGAAGTTTTAAATGAAAAAATTTTTCAAAACGATAAAATTACCAAAGTATTTCACAACGCAATGTATGATGTGTGTTGGATAAGAGCTGTAACAGGCATGAAAATGAAAGGTAGAATTGTTGATACAATGATAGCAGCATCTATCATCGATGAAAATAGATTTAGATATACTTTAGAATCATTGTCAAAAGATTATTTACAAGATGAAAAATACAAATACGATCTACAAGAAAAAACTTTGAATTGGTCAGGCGGTACAGTCAAGGACCCGATGACTAACATGCACAGGTTACCTGCTTCTATTGTAAAAGAATATGCAAAACAAGATGTCAGTTTAACTTTAAGATTATGGAATTTATTTAATAAAAAATTAGACGAAGTATTATATATTAAACCAGAGGACAATAGTAAAAAAACTTGTAGAAATATTTTTGAATTAGAAACTAAATTATTTCCTTGTCTAGTTGACATGAAGTTTAAAGGAGTTAGGATAGATGTCCAAAAAGCTAAACGGTTAGGAAAGTTCTTCGAGGGACGTAGAGATAAACTACTCAACATAATAAAAGAAAAAACAAACGTTGATGTTCAAATATGGGCAGCTGCATCTATAAAAAAATTATTAAAGAATCAAAAGATTACTGACTACAAGACAACGCCTAAATCTGAGATGCCACAACTTCCTAAAGATTTTTTAAGAACACACAAAAATAGATTTTTAAGATTTGTTGCAAAAGCCAGGGAATACGACAAAGCTAAAAATACTTTTGTAGATGGTTTATTAGATTTTGTTCACAATGATAGAATACACGCGGATATAAATCAAATTAGATCAGAAAAAGGTGGAACGGTTACTGGCAGATTCAGTATGTCAAATCCTAATCTACAACAGATTCCATCAAAAGGTTTTATAGGTAAGAAGATGAGAGAATTATTTATACCCGAGATTGGCTGTG